TAATAACACAGCTATTGGTTATCAGGCTTTACAATCTAATACAACAGGTACACAAAATGCAGCATTGGGATATCAGTCCTTATTAGCCAACACTACTGGATTAAGAAATACTGCTATTGGACAAGGTGCTTTAGCAACAAACACTACACCTAATTTTAGTACTGCTGTTGGTTATCAAGCATTAAATTTAAGTAATGCTTTAGGCAATACTGCGATAGGCAATGGAGCTGGACAAGCAGTTACATCAGGTGCACAAAATATATTACTTGGCTATCTTGCAGGATTTTCAGGTACTAACAATTTAACCACTGGTTCTAATAATATAATTATTGGTAATAGTGCAGCAGCATCTTCTGCCACTGTATCTAATGAAATTACTTTAGGTAATAGTTCTATAACAAGTTTAAGACTTCCGCCACTTATTACTGGTTATACATCTGCTGCACCTACAATAGCTTCTGCTGCAACTATAGCACCTACTAAACCAATATCTTTTGTATCAGGTACAACAACAATAGACACTATTACAACTCCTGCACCATTAACTGGTGGTGGCGGCTCTATCACACTTATTCCTACAGGAATATTTTCTACAAGTATTCTAGGTAACATAGCATTAGCAACTACAGCAGTTGTAGGTAAGGCTCTTATCTTGACTTATGATGCCACAACAACTAAATGGTATCCATCTTACTAAAGGTTAAAACATGGCAATAACATATAAATGGTCAGTAACATCTATGTACACTTTACCAATGGTAGAAGGTCAAAAAGATGTTGTAGTATTAGCACAATGGGCAGTATCAGGCACAGATGGCACATATACAGAAACATTAGGTAGCAACACAACACAATTCACTATATCTGCTGACGAACCTAACTTTACACCTTATGCTGACTTAACAGAAGAACAAGTGGTAGGCTGGATTAAAAAGATTTTAGGTGAAGATGGTGTAGCAAGTTATGAAGCTACGATTGCAAGCAGTATAGATGCACAAGCAAACCCACCTGTTCAACCTACAGCACAACCATTATCTTGGGCTAACTAATGTTAGGCTTTAGTGCCATATCCGAAGCACCTATAAGTGACTTGGGCTATAAAGACCCATCATTTTATGCTTCAGCTTCAGTAAATGCTTACGCTTATGTAATAGGTACGTCTAGTGTAAGTTATTCTATATCATCTGCAATTAATGGCTATGCTTACGTTACTGCATACCCTAACGAAATATACTCGGCTTTTGCTCGTATAAATGGTACAGCTAATGTTACAGCTTTAGCAAAAAATACTGCTAGTGCAATAGCTTCTATAAACGGTACTGCTCTTGCAAGGGCTAATGCTTACCGTATTATGTCTTTCAATGGCACTATAAATGGTGTTACAACTGTTACTGCTAATGGGTTAAGAGTTAGACTAGCTAATGCAGCTATAAATAGTGTTTCTACAGTTACAGCATTAAGTAATGTAAACTATTCAGCGAGAGGCATTGTAAACGGTTATGCTTATGTCACAGGATTAGCAAACGCACGTTATAGTGGTCGTGGTATTATAAATGCTAACGCAACTATTACAGCAAATGGTCGTATTATAGGCGATGAATGGAATAATTTTGCAGCAGGTACAGAAACATGGACAGACGTAGGAACAGGTAGTAACACATGGACAGATGTCGCATCAGGTGATAATACTTGGCTTCGTCAAGGTTAATATTAAGGAAAATAAATGGCAAAGACAAAAATTAGTGAATATGACTCAACAGCAGGGAATAATACTGACATAAATAGTATTAACATAGATGAAGGTTGTTCACCTTCTGGTATTAATAATGCTATTCGTGCATTAATGTCACATCTAAAAGCATGGCAAGGTGGCACTAGTGGTGATACATTACCAATATTATCTGGTGGTACAGGACAAACTACTGCGTCTACTGCAATCAATGCTTTATTGCCTACACAAACAAGTAATTCTGGTAAATATTTAAGTACAGATGGTTCTGCTGCATCTTGGGGTGCTGTGGTTACATTCAGTACTGGCATGATTTTAATGTGGTCTGGAACTATTGCTACTATTCCTAGTGGATGGTATTTATGTAATGGTTCTAATGGTACTCCAGATTTACGCAATAGATTTATTGTAGGTGCATATTCAGATACATCTAGTGTTGCTTATTCAACAATCACTGGTGCTAATACACAAACTGGTGGTACTAAAGACGCTATTGTAGTAAGCCATACCCATACTGCAACTGTTACTGATTCTGGTCACTCACATAGTTTACCAAATTCAACACAAGCTCAAGCAGGTGCTGACAATGGTGGTACTGCTACAACAGATGCAGGTAGTTCTAGAACTCCTAGTATGTCTACTAATACAGCAACAACAGGCATTTCTGTAGGAATTAGTACAACAGGTTCTAGTGGTACAGACAAAAATCTACCTCCTTACTTTGCACTTGCATTTATTATGAAGGCTTAATATGCCTATACGAAGATTACAATTTACAGAATGGAAACCAGACCAACCAGCTATTGGTGAAAGTCTTAATGACGCTAAAAATGTTGTTCCTGTTTTAGCAGGCTATGCTCCATTTCCTAGTGCATCTAACTTATCTAATGCAGCTAGTGAAAGTCTTAACAATGTATTTGTAGGTAAGATTGGTGATACAGTTCAGTTATTTGGTGGCGGTGTTTCTAAACTATTTAAGTTTGATGCCACTAACCTTAATATGACAGATGTATCTAAAACTGGTGCTTATGGTGGAACTATTCGTTGGCAGTATGCACAATTTGGCTCTATATTATTAGCAGCTAACTATCATGAACCTATACAAACATGGACTTTAGGTATTTCTAGTACATGGCAAGATTTAGGCACATATATTAATGGTACTTATACTAGAACACTTACAGTTGTTACAGTTACTACAAGTACTGCACATAATTTAACTACTGGTAGTACATATAAGATTTATTTTAAATCAGGTGGTGCATTATCTGGTAACTATGTTATTACATCTACAGGTTCAACAACATTTACCTTAACTACTGCAGCTAGTGGTACTATTGCTACAAGCAATATGAGTGTATATACATCATCTGCACCTATCGCTAAATTTGTTACAGTAGTTCGTGACTTTGTAGTTTGTGCAAATATATTAGATACACCAAATAAACTTCAGTGGTCTGACATTGCTAATGAGCAAAATTGGACTTCTGGTAATGCTTCACAATCTGACTTCCAGTTAATTGCTGACGGTGGCAATATTACAGGTATTACAGGCGGTGAAATTGGTATTGTATTCCTAGAAAAAGCTATCTACCGTATGCAGTACATTGGTAGTCCTTATTTCTTCCAGTTTGATGCTATATCACGCAATCTTGGATGTATAGAAGGTAACTCTATAGCACAATATGGTGGTATGTCTTACTTCTTATCAGATGATGGATTCTATTCATGTGACGGTAAAACAATTACTCCTATTGGTGTAGAAAAAATAGATAGATATTTCTATTCTACATTTAACCTTGCTAAATCTGACACTATGTCAGCAACAGTTGACCCTATTCGTAAACTTGTTATTTGGAATTATCCTACAGTAACAGGTGGTAATGCACTTATTATTTATAACTGGCAACTTAATAAATGGTCAAGAGCTGAAACAAATACTAATTATGTAGCTTCTGCTGCATCTACAGGTGTAACACTAGAAGGTATTGGTACTCTATACACAAGCATTGAAACAGTCCCTGCATCACTTGATGACCGTATTTGGGCTGGTGGTAAATATGTTCTTGCAGGTGCCAGAGGCGGATACATTGTCACATTTACAGGTGCTAATACTACTGCAAACCTTATATTATCTGATTTTGAAGATGGTTATAACTCCGTAGTTAAACTTGCTAGACCTATTATAGATAATGGTGCAGCTAATATTTCTGTAGCTTCAAGACGTGAACTAGATGATAACATTTCATTTAGCACAGCTTCATCTTCTGGTGAAGGTGGTCGTGTACCATTAAGAAGTGCTGGAAGATGGCATAGATTAAGCATTACTCCTACAGGAAGTTGGACAACAGCTATAGCAGTTGATGTAGACACTGAAACACAAGGCGGTAGATAATGGCTAAAAGGGACTCGTATAGAAAACTAAACCCTGCTGGCTCTGAACCTCGTGAAATAAGTGAAGTAGTCAATAACCTTATTGAAGGTAAAACTAACAATACAGGTAGTATTACTTTAAATGTAGCTAGTGCTACTACTACAACAATTTCTGATGCTAGAATAGGCTATAATAGTGTAATACTTCTTATGCCTACTACAGCTAATGCAGTTTCTGTTGTAGCAAGTACTTATATTAGTGCTACCAATAAAGGCAATGCAGTGATTACTCATACAGCTAACACAAATACGGATAAAACTTACAAATACATAATAGTTGCATGATTTTACATTATATACCTAAACAAGATTTAAGGCAACATTGGGACTTTGTGAAACATGGTCTTGAAGTCGTTCGCTCTAAAGGTCACCCACATTGGATAGTAGAAGATGTCTACTGTGACTGTTACGAAAATCGTTCTATGTTGTTTCTAGCTATTAATAACAAACAACCTTATGGCTTTGTTGTATTACAACCTATGGGTCAAACAATGCACGTTTGGGCAGCATGGTCTACTATTAATGACGAAGTACTCTTTCAACAAGCATGGCAAGAAATACAACAAATAGCAAAACAAGGTGGTAAGACAGAAGTTACATTCACATCTAGTCGTAAGGGATGGGAACGCAAAGTAAAACAAATGAATTTTAAACCAACAACTTGGACATTCACTCTTTAAGGAATAGATATGGGAGCAGCTTTACAAAATCAAGATTCAGCATCTGCTGGTCAAGTATATTACGACCCACAAAAAGGTCAATATTATACTAATAATCAACCACAACAATCTGATAATTTTCTTTCTCAATTATTTGGTCAATCTCCAGAGTTTTCTGCGATGATGGGAAAAAATAGAAATTATATTGGAACTAATAATCCAATGCAAGTTGACTCAAGCATGGCTCCATATCCAACAACTGAAAGTTTATTTCCAACACTTAATTCTCAACTAGCACAAAACTTACAAAACATAAATGCTGGTCAAGAATCATCTGGTGCTGGAAGATTTTTAGCACCAAGTTTACTATCAACAAATACTTCTAAAGGTACATAAATATGAACTTATCAAATTCTTTTAAATTATTCTTAAACCCAATTTGGGTTATGGATAACTTATTTACATTTTATGGTGGTGGTGGTTCTCCAACTAATTCTACAACTACATCTGGTATTGACCCTAATGTAGTCCCTTATGTAACTTATGGTCTTGAACAAGGTAAACAACTTTACCAATCTAATACTCCACAATACTATGGTGGTCAAACTTATATTAGTCCATCACAACAAACACAAACTGCATTACAAGCTGCTCAAAATCGTGCTATGTCAGGTAATCCTTTACTTCCTGCTGCACAACAACAACAACAAGATGTAATTAGTGGTCAATATTTACAAAACAATCCATACTTTAACCAAGCCCTTGCTGGTGCTTCACAAGGTGCTACACAAACTTACATGGATGCTATTAAAGCTGCTCAATCAGGTGCATCACAGTCTGGTCGTTATGGTTCTGGTGTTTCTGCTGATATTCAAAATCGTGCTGCTAATA